TCTTCTACGTTGTATTGTATGATTCTATCTGTTGCTTCTGGTATACCACCTTGTTCCATAACGACAACCATTTTTCGCACTTCAGAATAATCTGATTTAGATGCAAATATAGTTTCGTCAATTGGATATTTTACAGATGATGATTGACCATATAGAATTCTCATCAAGAACTCTACAGATTCAGCAGTACCCTTTTGCTTATAAAGGGTGCTTATATTCTTTAATGTTAATCTTTTATTTTGTGTGTCTGCTAAATCTAACGATGGTATGAAATCTTTTTGAAAGTACTCTAAGAATGTTTCTAATGTCTGATCGATATTAGAATAGTCTAGCAATCTGTTAGATGCTACAATAGAGTTTTCTTTATATGTTTTAACTATTGCAGTTTGACCACCATCACGACCTTCAATAGTCTCGCCAACTGCAAATCCTGTTCCCGATACTGTATCGACAATTATAACATTGCCTTGTCGTACTTTAACTTTTGCTACTGAACCATTATTTTTGCCATAGATGTATTCACCCTTAACAATTGGTTCTGATTCTTCTGCATCTGTCGGTTCGACTCTGGGAATTAAAATTCTATTAGATAGAAGATCGGAACTATCTTCAGTGACTAAGTTACCATCACCTATTACAGTTCCGTCTTCTAATTGTATTGCTGTTAATACTTGCTCATCTTCAATAACGATGATTTCAGATTCTAGGTACTCAAAATAAGAAGATAGGAACGATTCAAATATCGGCGCATCTTCTCTGATATGTTCAGGAAGAATTGTCGATAGTCTGTTTGTTAATCTATCTACTATATGATTTTGATGTGCCATCTGATTAATCCATCAATTAACTAAGAGTAACAGTACCTACTGTTGCAACTGGGTACCATGTTGAACCTACTCCAACTAATACCATTGCTGAGTTTGACTCCATAACTGCAACTGCTGTTGCTGAAGCACCTGAAACCCAGTTTGATGCCGCTGGTACATCGATTGAACCACCAACACCACTAACGTCATCTTTCTTTCTGATGATGACTTTAATTTGACCTTCATGACTTGGTACAGGTAAGTCACCAGAAATATCTGATGAACCACTTTGACCAGTAAAGTCTAGTGTTGTTATTGCAGTTGAAACTCCAACACCTGCTGATACAAATGTTGATTCGTTCAATGCTTCAACACTATCAAGTGCCAAGAAAGTCGGAATGTTGTTGAACAAAGTTGCCAACGTCATTTTCTTATTTACAGGTGTACCCTGTGGGTCATCGACCACGTGAAGTAAATCACCTGAGTCTACTTGACCTTCTCCGATGGCGTTTAACGCCGTTATCTTTTTATCTGCCATTTAATTATCCTCCTATAATCCAAATAAATGGGAAACTACTCGTGGGAAAACCACACGATCACTTCTTGCATATTAATAATTAGACGTAGATGTTGAAGTATATCCTACTCCAGCACTCGCCTCACCACTTGCGATGGTGTCTACTTCACCAGTGACCTTAATTCTATCAACGTCAATATCAATTAGAGAACCCCTAATCGCAATAACATCGTTAGATGAAGGTACTATGGTAAATTCTATTGATGTGTCATTATTTACTGTTGAGGTAAATGTTTCTGCATCAATTGAAATTTGTCCAGCAGTGTAATCAATTGTACCTGCTGTGCTGTTCTTTATAACTCTTACACCGTCTGATAAGATGTATCTTCTAAGATTGCCTTTTCCATCATCATCATAGTAGTGTGTGTTTAATGCATCACCTTGTATTTTAAATCCTGTAGATTGTAATATACCTCCACCTTCTGCGTTATGTCCAGAATGTGGATTATAGAATGCATTACCAAACTTAATAACGTGACCTTCTTTCTTGTTTAGATTTAATGTCTTCTTCTTAGATAATCTAATATTTGTTGTATTAGAAAGAATAGAGTTTTCACTCTCATCAATTGCTTTAAGTAGGTTTGAATGTCTGAATATACTATCAAAATTATTTAAGTTAGTATTGTCAAAATTCACAATAGCACCTCTTACGATAGTTTCTAATTCTCCTAGTGCTAATGTTGTTAAGTTCTTATTGTATTTGAATGTCGTACTGCAAAGAATCTTTACAATCTCTGGGTTTACAATAACTGGTCTAACAGTTAACATGTTTAACTGATTAAGATTGTTTGATACTTGTTGCTTCTCTGCTTCAGACAAGTAATCTGAGTTCTTTGGTTTGAGAGAGATGAACACTTTGCCATATTCAGGTGGTTCATTATCTTCGCCACCCCAAACTGCAACTGCATCTGCGTTTGGATAATACTCTGATACTTTTGCTTTATAGTCGTTAAGGGTCACAAGTCTATTCTGAGATGTATAGAACTTAGTTGCTTTAAATTTAATTGATTCAATTGTCTCTTTCTCTGCACCACCAGTTGCTGGTGTTTGAGTAATTACTTGAGCATTTGCAAAACCATTAATTGATTGACCCATTGAAAATATCTTGGCGCCATCTGCATGTTCTTCGTCTACTACAATATAAGTTACAGTAATGATATCACCATCAAGCAACCCTTTACCAAGTACACCATCACCAAAGTAAATCTCTAAGAACCCGTCTTCATTTTCTTGTGTATAATATACTTCTGCTGAAGATGTGATACTAGATACGTTAGTTGATAATGCATATGCAGTTGATGAACCATTAGAAGTCACTTCAACTGATAACTTGCTTCTATCTACTCTTGCATTTGATAGAACGAATTTTGAATTTTTAATTTGATCATCAAAAACATATTGATCAGTTACATATTGTCCTTGAATAATCTCTACATCTTTATATGAATATGTTGAACCAGATTGAGTTGGTGTATATGTAGATGTTGTTACAAAATTATAAGGAACACTATCAACAACTGACGTGAACATATGACCTCTTGGCATTAACATATCTTGTAATGCTGGATTTGTTCCGTCTATGTTGTTGACATTATTAATTGTTACTTCTACTGTAGCAGAAGTTGCCTTTTCTGTTGCTGGTGTAAACCCTAAATCTTTTGCACGTGATACTACGTTCTTTCTGATCTGTGCAGAATCTAAAAACATTTCCGAAGCGGCGATGTTTGTATTAACACCACTAATGTGTGATGCATATGCAAGTGTGTCGATCAACACTGACATTGAAGAACCTTCAAAATCGTAGTCTTTAAACTTGTCTTGACCCTTTAAAAAAATTTTTATATTCTCTGCAATTGCATCGAAGTCTAAATCTGTTGCGTTTATTTGTGAACTTTTAACTGCCATTATCTCACCCTAGTTACTGTAAAATTTGATGTTTGTTGTTCTAATCCATTTATAATATTGTAAAATACTCTGACATCTAAGTGATTACTATCAGAACCTATATCAGATATTTCTACAAATACGTTTCTGATTCTAGGTTCATTTGTAACTAATACGTCTACAATGTCTTTTTCTAGTCTTCTCTTTGCTCTGTTATTCTTTAACTCGAAAAGTGAATTTCTAATACTAGCACCAAAATTAGGTTTGAATGGTCTTTCAAATTTATTAGTTAGAACTATATTTCTTACCGATCTTTTAATTGCTTCACTATCTTTCTTTGTTGTTACATCACCAGTTAATGGGTGTGCCTTAAATAACATATCAAGATCAGTGTAAACATTCTTGCTTACTGCGTTTATTTTTGCATTTGGTTTTAAATAGTCGGCCATACTACTATTTAGACATCTGTATTATATTTTATGGCAGTAACAGTTCCTTTTTCTGGTGCTACATCAAATACTACCTTATTTCCAAAAATGGGGTGAATAGAGTACGTACTTGGATCTTGTTTTACACCATCAATAAATACCTTCAACTCACTTCCACTACCAGTTGTATCGAAGTCTGTTGTCTCGCCATCGGCATCATAAAGATCAGTTGCTCTTGCTTCTACAGAATTATTATTTACTTTAATTTTAGGTTTGTAAGATGAAACTGCTAGTACTCCACCAATTGCTGGTATATTTAGATCAATTGATTTAGGGAATCCCATCAGTGATAAGAAATCGCAAAATGTAAGCATTAAGAAATCAAAGATTTTGCCTATACCAATCGCATCAAAAAACTTCTTAACTATTTTAACCCAGTCGAACAATAGTTTCTTTTGCCAGTTTGCTTCAAACTCTTTAATTGCTACTATCTTTTCAGCAATTTCTTGTTCAAAACTTTCGACGTTAGACCTGATATCTCCACCAATCATTTTAAGAATATCAAAACCACCAATAGTAAATGTATCTAAGAAGTCTCTACACTCTTTTTTGAATTCTTCGATCTCTTCTATTGTTCGTTCTTTTAAATCTCCATATCTTTTTTTAATTGATTCTAATCCATTGTTGATCAACTCTTCAAAATTTAAAGTAAGTAAACTTACCAAAGCATCTAAACCCAATAAGTCCCATATTTCTTCAAAGATTTTTATAAGTTTTCCGAATACTGCATGAGCAGTGTTGTTTAGATATTTTATAATTTCTACTTTGATGTATTGCCAAGTCATCTTTGCTCGCCACTCATCACACTTAATACTAAACTCTCCAGTAAATTTTTCAAAATCAAATTTGATACTATCAATTTTTTCTACTATTTGTGCTTGAACTTTTGCTTGTTCTTCAGCAGTAAATATCTTTATGATGTTAATTTTGATACCAAACAATGTAAGGTTAAAATCAACTGGTACTAAACTCGTGATGATCTCTAATATTTTTGCTGGTACATAAATGTGAAAGTCTTGTATAAACTTAGTGATTGCCTCGTTTGCTTCTTTTTGCCAATCTCTTACAGATAGTTTTTGCCAATAAGGAGATAAAAGTGATTCTAGTTTCTCTACAAAACCCTCAATCTCTTTAATGACATCTTCTATTTGTTGTCTGACCTCTTCTGCTATCTCACTACCTGCTTTGGCCAATTCTGCTTTTAGTTTACTTGGGATAGAAAGAATGTCGTTCAATGCACTAACTAACTCTTCTTTAGTTGGTAAAGAAAATATGTCATCTGTCGGACAAGGAAAACTTGTTGGTATAGGTTGAGTTATCATTACGAATTAAGTTTTAGTACCCCACCATTTACGTCAACGATAGGTGCTATGATTGATAAAGTTTCTGATGCACTGATATCTAAGTTTTTATCTGAATGAAGTTTAGCATCGCCTTTTACAAGCATATCTGCATCACCATGAATGTCTATATCTGCATCGCCTAATATTTTAATAGTACATTTGCCACCAATCAACACTTCGTCATCTTTGCATATAACTGTGTAGTTGTCGTTGACAACTCTATGTACTTGTGATCCGTCTTTATGTATTTCATAAAATGTTCCAGATCTATGTTCTACTGCTAATCTTTCATATCCTCTAGTATCGTCCATCTCAACCATGTGGCCAGATTCTGTATACAATACTTTGTTAAATGGATATAGTGATTGTCTTTCTATTTCTTTTGGTTTAACTGGTACGTCATCTCTATGCTCATAGGTTCCCGTACCTCGTGCAAATCTGTTGATGTCTGACTCATCATAGTAATCAGATAAAGGGTAATATGGTAATGTCTTATCTGCTTCTGTGTACTCATCTATCTCACTACCTTTACCTTCATAGTCTAACTTAAGTGCTTTAGGAGTTTGAGGCGATGTATCAAGTGCTAAAGTCAATTCGTTTGGTCTTGCACCTGCAGGTGGATTTAGTCCGTCTGTTGTACTTGCATACTCTGATTGTGTCTTCCTTCTTGGATCATTAAATCCTGCTTCAACTGTTCTGTTTATGATTTCGCCTTTTGGTGTTTCTTTATATCCACTTTGTGATACACCAGGTGCAACACCCATAACTATAAAGTCTTGCTGATCGTTATCTCTAAACATACCAAAGACTGTTGAACCTTCAACAAGACTATGATTGAAACCAAAACCAGATAGACCAGCACTTGTTGTTGGAATTATTACTTGCGACCATGGTAGATCAGGTGAAGCAATGTATTGTTTATTATCAGTATGTACACCTCGAACACGAACTCTAACTCTACCCACTTTTAGAGGATCATTACGATCTTCAACGACCCCATAATAAAAATTATTCATTTGGTAAAAACTCCTCAGAAAGATTTTTAGCAAAACTTTCTTTTGCACACATCATTGTCATAGTGCCTCTAAATTCACCTGGTGAAAAACTGTGCCTAATCTTAGTGACTAGATAACGATTATCATTTAATAAGTCTTCGCCCTCTGCACCAACTTCTGGTCTTGGTAATTCTAAATGAATAACTTGCCCTACTGAAACATCATCTCTCATAGGAACTGTAACTTTTACAGTATATTGTGATAAGTTCTCTCTAGCGGCAATACCCTCTAAGAATGAGTTATCAGTGTGTTCTTCACCAGTGTATTGACTTGTATCTTGAAGTTTTGGCGAATCTGAATATGCGTTAGAGTTATTAACTTTGTAATGAGTTTTACCACCTATAAGATATGCTTGATTTAAACTTGTATCAGATTGTATTTTGTTTGCTTGATATTCATCATCTGCTACTGGTTCTTGGACACTGTAAATGTCTTCATACTCTTCTGTTCTAATTAAAGGAAATCCAGATAGATGCTTATCTTTATTACGATCAAAAGTTTCTTGCATATCATAATAAATTTCTTTTTCTATATTTCTTATAGGATCAAAGACTCTTAAACTCGATGAATACGTTCCTGTCTTAACACCAGCAAGTGTATCGCCTTTGTGTGGGTATTCAAACTGTAAGATTTTTGAATTGTGTCCACCTTGAGATACATTAGGAGTTTCTTCTTGTCCCACAACTGCATTCTTTGGTCTGTATGAAAATGACACTGCATGTTCTGTATTGCCAGATAGCATTGTATCTAATGCCATAAATCTAAAACCTC